CATCAGAAGATGCAGCAGAGGCAGACGCTTCCACCGAAAATGGTGAGGCATCTGACTTGGAGAAAGCCCTTAACGAAGTTAAGACTTTTGTAGAGGAAATCGTTGCAAAGAGCACAGTAACAAATGTTGAGTCTGTAACAGCAGTAGCTGGAACAGTAGCAGAAGTAACAAAGGCTCTTGGCGACAAGATTGCAGAAGTTGAAAGCGGATACGCAGAGGTTAACAAAGCTCTTGCAGGAATCTCAGAAGTACTCTCAACTCTCTCAGGAAGAGTAGAGTCTGTAGAGGCAGATACTGCAGTAAAAAAGTCTGGTGAACTTGGTGAATCATCAGATAAGACAATCACTAAAACCCAATCAACTTGGGGCGGACGCTTCCTCGGCACCGCAGAATTAATTTAAAAGGAAAAGTGGGTGAAAAAATAATATGAGCGACAATATTTTAGAAAAGGCTGCAGCTAGCGGTACAGTTCTATCTCCATTGACATCCCCAGGCGACATGACTGCCGAAGGTAACTCAAATGACGCTGGTGGTGTTCTAAATCCAGAACAATCACGCCAGTTTATCGACTATATTTTTGACGAGATGGTTCTCGCCAATGATGGACGTAGAGTAGTTATGAGAGCTAACACAATGGAAGTAGACAAGGTTCGTGTAGGTTCACGTTTGGTTGCTAAGGCAACTCAGGCTGAAGATACAGGCTCCAACTCAGCTCCAGCATTTACAAAGATCGAACTTACAACAACTAAGTTCCGTCTAGATTACGAACTTTCGACAGAATCCCTTGAGGACAACATCGAAGGTCAGCAACTTGAAGACCACATTGTAAGATTGATGGCAACTCAGTTCGGTAACGATCTTGAGGACATTGCTATCAATGGTCGTCCAGCATCGTCAGGCAATGGTACATACAATAACACATTGAATGGTTTCATTCGTCAGACACTTGACACATCTTACACAGGTGCTCACGAAGCTGCAGCAGCTGCTGCAACAATGACAAGCATCTGGGAGGCAACTCCAGATTCAGGTGATGGATCTGTTGCAACTCTGTCTCTTGAAGCTATCGAAGCAGTGTACAATGCACTACCTCGTAAGTTCAAGGCTCGCCGTCAGGACCTAAAGTTCTACATGAACAGCAAGCATCTTCAGGAACTAATCTCAGCACTTCGTGCTGTTGGTTCAGTACCTGAGCAGGTTGCAACCCGTGTAATTGATGGCGTTCTTCCACAGATCGGTGGTCCAGCAGGAGCACAGTACATGATCTTTGGATTGCCAGTACTTGAAGTACCTTTGTACCCAGATAACTACGTTGACTTGACATTGCCAAGCAACCGTATTTGGGGCTTCCAGCGTGATGTCACGGTTCACCGTGAGTTCAAGCCGAAGAAGGATACCGTAGAGTACACAGTATACGTCCGTATGGGTGTAGCTCTAGAAGAGAAGTCCGCTATTGCTTACGCACAGCGAACTGCTTAATCTATAACCGTTGGGAGGGTCGCAGGAAACTGCGACCCTTTCATCATTTATTGAGGTATAATTAGTCTAGGAGGATTTATAAATGTTTGATAAAAAATCAGTATTTGAATTAAAATCTATTTGCAAGTCTTTAGGTATTGAAACTAATAAGAATTCAAAAAAGATTGAGCTTCTTAATGCCATCAAAGAAACTGGTTTAACTGATCAAGAAATCCTTGATGCTATTGATAAATCTTTTGACTACAAAGAGGCAGATAAAAAAGAAGCATCTGTAGAAGTTTTAGAAAAAGAAGCCCCTGTTGAAAAGAAACAGGAAAAAGTTTTATTGAAAATGGTTCACCCAAGAGGTGCCTTAAATGTTGGAAATGGAGTAGTTTTCACATTTGAAGAACCATTTAAGTTATTATCTAAAGCACAGGCTGACGATATAATTAGAAGAGCAAAAGAAGAAGTAAGGGAGGCTACACCAGAAGAACTTGCGTTCTTTTATGGAGTAGATTTATAAGATGAAAGAGTACCTCAGATCCGATGGGGAAGAACTAAGCATTACATATACTGCCCCAGCAGGAACTGATTCTGTTATTTATACTATTACAGATCTAGATCTTAATGAGGTTCTTTTTGCAGACGAGGCAACACTAATTTCTGGTGTAAACTTCTCACTTGATATACCATCAGATATTACAGCATACGATAGAAAGCTTCAGATTGATTTACAGATTGTAGATTCAGGATCTTATTCAGAAGACATCCTTTTTGCTTCATTGGTAAGACCATACTGCAACATTGATGAACTAGCATCAGAGCTTGGACTGACCATTAGCTCAACCCCAACCACTTCTGGTCAAATAAAAAGATCAGACCTAGAAAGACTAGAAAAACGAGCAAGATTTTTAATTAATAAACTAACAAACGATAAATTTATTTTTGAGTATAAGAGCATATTAACTTATGGTCAAAATGTAGATACGCTATATATTGGTGAAAGAATTGAAACATATGACAAGATTGTTAAAGATGACGAAGTAGTATACGATTTAACAACAGATCCAGAAATTAATTTATTAGATTATCCAGTTTCAGTATCAAAAAGTAAGTACCATTTAAAAGTATATGACGTTGGAACAAATGTTTCAGAATCCAGACCATTTAGAGTTTTAGACCCATATGGTATTTTTGAAAAGGGCAGCACTTACCTAGTTCGTGGAGAGTTTGGCTGGAAGTATGTTCCAGAAGATATTAGAGAAGCAGCTATTCTTATAGTAGAAGATTTAAGATGTGCAGATTTTAATTATAGAAATAAGGGACTCAAGTCTGTAAAGAACGAATCCTTTGATATTCAGTACTCTGATTCAATATCATTGGGATCAGGAAACCTATTAGTAGATTCATTCCTACAGGATTACAAACGATTTGACTTAATGGTGATTTAAATGACTTGTATAGTTGGAACAGCGTATACTATGACAGCAGATCTATATACCGCTACGATGACACAGGACGCAAAATCAGGTGCCGTTCAAAAAACATGGGTAAATACATCAACTATCAGTTGTTTGGCTAAGGGCGTTGTTCGTAGTGGCATAGGAGACAACTCCAATACAGTTGAAGTAAAGAACTACCTAAATGTTATTAGTGGTCTTGTAAAGCTTAGAAGCAAGACCCCAATTGATAGCTCAGTAAGAGTAACAAATATTAAAAATGATACAGAAGTTATCTGGAAAGAATCTGGTCTTACTGGAATTGGATCTGCAGGTGGTGCAAATGGAGCAACAATTTTTGAGCCTCGTGGAAGCACACCAATTATGGATCACTTAGGTCATATTATTGAATACGAAACAATCTTGCAAAGACAGGATATTCAGTCTTTGGTGATTGAGTAATGGCTAGAGTAGACACCTCATCTCTTAATATTGCAATAAAAAAGTCTAAAACTAAAACTTTTAAAACTGGTGATATCGGCTCAAAAATTGCAGCATCTGCAAAGTTTCATTTAGAACTATTAAATAGAATTCACGGAGAAGATAAGAAAAGAATACAGGTTGCTGGTCTTAGATATATAATGAATTACTTTGAAGCCTATGTTGATAATGCAGCAAGATCAAGACCAAACTCGCTGCACCACGTTTATGAACCAGGTAGGACTGGAGATAAGTCAGCAAGACTATTTGAAGCATCCATTATTGAATCAGGAAAACCAACATTAACCTATAGGTTTAAAGAATCTAAGGTTCCAGGAAAAAGCGGATATGTTTTTAGAAATAAGGCTTTTATTATGGAAGAAGGTTTACCTGTAACAATCACACCAAAAAATGCAAAAAGATTAGTGTTTGAAATAGATGGAAATATTGTATCTTCAGAAAAAGTAGTAGTTCAAAATCCTGGTGGAGATTATGTTCAAGGATCTTTTGTGAAAGTATTTAATCAGTTTATGTCTACGATGGCAAATGTAGCCCTACAAGATATGGAATTCTTTAGTAGAATAGAGAAGGGCATTCAGAATGAATCAAGAATTGCTCTTAGAAGAATTAGCAAAGGCGAAATAACAAATATGGCAAACTTAGCAGCAGCTTCTTCTAGTAAAATTGTGAGGAGTCTATAGTGGATTATACAAAGCTACCAATTTGGCTTATATGTAGATATATTTGGGATCATGCAACTGGTCAAGTTACTGGTCAGTCTGCTATCGGTTCAGATATATGGGATATCACTCAATACAGCATGACTGGATTGAATGCAGAAATTACCTCAATTACTGTAAATACTGGTGTTGCCACAATTATTACAGATACTGCTCATGGCATGACTGCCAATAAGCTTTGCAATATTACTGGAGTAAATTCAACTTATAATAAAATATTTAAGGTAACTCAAGTAGATAGCCCAACTCAATTTAAAATAACTGCCCCAACTGGTGCATCATCAGTTCCATCAACAACTGGAAATGTAGCAGAAATTGGTCTTATTCCTTTTTATCCAGTATATGAAAATCTCGGTATTGATACTTCAAAGCTACCGTACATAATATACGACTACTTATTTGTACAACCAAATGGAACATTTCATCCAATTAACAAGGAAAGAGCAACCCTTACTATTGTTGGCTCAGCCCCACAAATATTTTATGTAAAAAACTACATCTACGACATCCTGAAGAAATTTGATGTTTCTGCACAGGATATGAACAATCACTTAAAGGACTCAGATGTATCCTTTAAGTATGTTGCCTGTGATCAGTCAGGATATATGATAGATGAAAAATCTGTGGATAACCTTGAGCCTGGAAAGTTTCAAACTTCCCTTATTTTAACGTATGAATTCACTAAGTCATAATAAGTCTTTACATGGTATGATTGTTTCTGAGGAAGCAACCAAACCAAAGTTAACTCAAACTTTGACAGGAGGTGCAAAATGGCACTAGGAAACGCTAAAAATATTGTTGTAGGTGCAGGTGCATTATACATCGGACATACAACAGACACAGAACTTACAGAGAACGACCTACCAAAGGTAGCATCAACACTTGCAGCATGTACTGTATCCCTTCAGGATCCAGACAATGTTGACATTTGGAATGGTACATCAGGTGCATGGGATTCCGTAGGTTACACATCAGAAGGTGCAGAACTATCGTTCGAACCAGATTATGGTGAAGTACAGGTAGATCAGCTACTTGACGTTGCAAAGATCTTCAAGCAGGGTCAGCGAGTAATGCTAAACACAACACTTGCAGAAGCTACACTTGAAAACTTCTTGGTAGCAATTGGTGGAAAGTCTACAGACCTTGTAGGTACTATGTCTTCCCCAGTTCAGTCCGTATCACTTAACGGTGGTGCTCTAGGATACTCACCAGTTGAGCGTTCTATCGCAATCGTTGGTCCAGGACCAGACCAGAAGAAGACAGCAGCAAATAAGAACTTTGTAGAAAGAGTTTATGTTGGATACAGAGCCCTTTCAATGGAAACTGTAACTGTAGGCATTAGAAGAAACGAAGCTACTGTATTCCCAGTAACTCTACGTCTTCTAGCTTCATCTGCAGAAGCAGGAGAAGCTCCAGACGGAAATGCTTCTTACGGTAAGATCATTGACAGAGCTTACAACGTAGCTTAATTATAATTTAATAAAACCTGATCAGGACTAGTCAGAAATGGCTAGTCCTGCTCATTTATATGGAGAATACTATATAATTAAAGAGAACAATTAGGAGGAAGTTTTGGCAACAACAGTATACGAAAGTATCGAGCTAGAGCTATTAGACGGAACAAAAGTGGAAGTCAAGCCACTAAGCTTGAAAAAACTAAGAGAACTAATGAAGGTATGGTCAGAAGGTACTGCAAAGTCAACAAATGAGGATGAATTCCTTGACTTGCTTATTACTTGCACCGCAATTGCTTTCAAGCAGTTTTCACCAGCACTTGCTGAAGATAGAGACGCACTTGAAGAAGCACTTGATCTTCAGACAATGTACAAAATCTTGGAGGTGGCTGCTGATATCAAGCTGAACGACCCAAACCTGCTGGAAGCAGCGAAGGAACTAGCTGGACAGATCTAGACCTCGCTGCACTAGAGGCGGAAGTTTTTCTTCTTGGTCACTGGAAAGACTACGATGAACTAGAGTCTAGTTTATCAATGCCAGAGCTCGTAGCAACGCTAAAAGCGATGTACGAATCTGAAAATAGGAAAAATAAATTCCTAGCAATGGTAAACGGAATAGACATGGAGAATAGTAGTGACAACCAGGACGATGACAATCGTCCTGTAACATTCCAAGAAATTCAAGCGAGGGCGATGGCAAAGTTGACTGGAGACACAACAAAGGCAAAAGCCGTTGAATATGGAATAACATCTGATATGGGATTATCCTATGAAGTGTTAGGAGATGTTCATGGCGGATATTAACGCAAATTTTGAGTATGATGCGGACTTTGGTCCTGCCATTGCTCAAGTTAGAAGTCTTGCCAGAGAAATCTCTCTATTAAATAATTCATTCAATTCTTTAGATAAGGCAGCACTTACTGCCAAAAAGCAACTAGCTACATCGTTTGGAACAAATGTAAAATCACTTGGAGCTTTCCAGACCACAATGGTGGATCTTTCAAGTGACGTAGATCGCTTTGGTGAGGCTCTTCAAAAGAATAAACTCCACATGAGAGATTATTTTAAAGAAGCAAGAAGAGCCTACACTGAAGGGTCAAGAGTAAGAAAGCTTGCAGTAGAACAAGTAAGAAAGGCTCAGTCAGAAATTGTAAGCCTTGGAAAAGATGCTACTGGAAGAAATAAGGGTATGGTCATTACCCCACTATCTGTTGATACTAAAAACATGACAACTAGTATGAATATTGCTAGAGAACAATTTAACATATTTAATAAGTTAGTTCAAGATGGGTCAAGAGAACTTATCAACTGGGGTAAGAATACTCAATGGGCTGGTAGACAGCTAACTGTTGGTCTTACTGTTCCACTAACAATCTTAGGTGCAAGCCTATCAAAAACATTCAGAGACTTTGACAAGGAACTAACAAGATTTCAAAAGGTATATGGATCTGATCTTGTTACAACAACTACAAATGCTTCTCAAGAAATGAGAAAGCAAGTAGAACTTCTTGCAAAAGATATTGCAGGTAAGTTTGGTATTGCAGTAAGTGAAACTGCAGCCCTTGCTGCAGATTTAGCAGCAACAGGTCTTGAAGGACAAAAGCTAACAAGTTCTATTCAACAAACTACTCGTCTTGCAGTGCTTGGTGAAGTAGATAGGCAAGAAGCCATGAAAGCTACCCTTGCTCTTCAAAGTGCTTTTAATATGAGCACACAAGAACTTTCAGATTCAATTAACTTTCTTAACGCAGTTGAAAACCAAACATCTGTTTCTATTCAAGACTTAACTGAAGCAATTCCAAGAACTGGTCCAGTCATTAAAGCACTTGGTGGAGATGTTAAAGATCTTTCTGTTTTGCTTGTTGCTATGAAAGAAGGTGGTATCAACGCTGCTGAAGGTGCAAACGCAATTAAGTCTGGTATGGCATCTTTAATTAATCCAACAAAACAAGCAGCAGCAACTGCTAAAGGTTTTGGTATTGATCTTGAGGGAATTGTAACAAGAAATAAGGGCAAGCTTATGCCAACCATTCTTGAGTTCCAACAGGCAATGATGGGTCTAGATGAATTTTCTAGAGCACAAATTATTGAGCAAGTTTTTGGTAAATATCAGTTTGCTAGAATTGCAGCCTTGTTTGATAACTTAAATCAAGCAGGATCCCAGACTGTTGAGGTTATTAAGTTGATGTCAGCATCTTCAACAGATTTAGCAAGTATAGCAAATCAGGAACTTAGAACTCTTACAGAGTCTACATCAATGAGATTCCAAAGGGCAATGGAGTCAATTAAAGCATCCCTCCTGCCAATTGGAGAAGCCCTGACTAGATCGGTAATACCTTTCTTAGAAAAAGCCGCAGACTTGTTTAATAAGTTAGTTGAATTCGGAAAAAACCTTCCAGAGCCAGTTAAAAACTTTATTAAATTGGCTACTGGAATTACAGCAATTGCTGGTCCAATAGTTATGATTACTGGTGTTCTTGCCAACTTCCTTGGATATGTGACCAAGGGTGCAATGGGTATTGTAAATCTTGGTCGTGCAGTTATGGGAATTCCAACAAAACAGTTTGAGCTCCTTAATACCGAGCAAATAGTTGCTCTTAAAACTACAGATTTACTTACATCTGCATATGCAAGACAAGATCAAACTTTAGCTAGACTTACTTCAACTATGGGTGCATATGTTGCTGCTCTTAAAAATCAAGCTGCTACTAATCCTGGACAATTTGTTCCAGGTTCTAAAGGTAAACCAATTAAAAGAGCAGGTGGCGGTGGAGTGCCAGGAACTGGAAACACTGACTCTGTACCAGCACTACTAATGCCTGGTGAGTTTGTAATGAACAAAAAGGCTACACAAAAATATGGTCCAATTATTGCAGCAATGAACGAGGGAACAATTCAAGGATTTGCAAAGGCTGGTCCTGTAAGAAGATCTACGGAAAGATCACATTTAACACCTCAACTTCCTTTGTCTGCATCATCAGAGGATATCTCAACATTAATAGAAGAAGGATTTGGACCTTTTATAAAAGTTCTTTCAAAGCTTACGATGGAGCTTCCAAGATCATTAAACAGAGGAATGAACAAAGGTGTTGGCGATGAGCGTGGTGTTACAC